ATTTTGTCTATGTTAGTTTGTTCTGTAATAGTGTTTGCTGTAGTACTTGATGAAGCGTTTAATAGAGTATTTAACTTTTGGTGGGACTTTAAAGAGTTCAGGAAACATAAAAAACAAAAACAAACATAAACCCCTCTTTAATCCCCTCTCATAGAGTGTTAAAATACAACTCAAGGAGAAGTAAACTATGAATGAGAGAATACTAGAAGTAGTTTTAAACATTGACCAAAAACTCAGCGAGATAGCTAATAAAGTAACTACAATTGAGCAAGACATTAAAGAGATTAAACAAAAACTAAACGAACATGACAATAAATTCGACTCAATAGCAGAAACACTAGATAAGACCCAGTCACTCAAGGACTGGGCTGTTTTCTGCTCCCTCGGCTACCGAGGTAGGGAGTGGGGGAGCCTCTTTGATTTTGATTTCAACCTCGGGGCAGCGCATTTTGAGTTCCTCAAGGTACAAATAAGCGTCATACTCGCTGCGAGAAGGTCTCACAAGCCGCATACGCTTTTCAATCGGGTCGTAAGCCGTCATTGAAGTCGTGCGAAAGAGCATTTCAACCGTTTTGTCAGTCGTTTTGATGGAAAAGGAGGGAGCGAACCAGATTTCCACTGGTACGCTCCCAATCTCAAACTTGAGCATGTTAGAATAACCCCCTTATAATCGCGTAGATTAGCAAGAAGTGCTCCTTGTCGGCGCGGTAAAACTTGAGAGGGTCATTGAACATCTCTTGGAGTCCCATCGAAAGAACCTCTTGACCAACAAACTCGCGAGTTGAATATTGCGAGTCCTTGAATTTTCCTTCCCATCCGTAGTAGCGTCCCACATACGGGTTGAAGAATTGGTCTTTTTTCGTCGCCTCGCCATAGTAAGTCGTGAGAGGTTCATTCTTCGTGCGCTGCAAATAGAATTCTGCTATCAAGTCGGCCACCGCTTTGTTGTTCCAGTGAAGCACGTGACCAACCTCATGGACAACCACCCAAGCCTTATCCGAAGGCCCGAGCCAGATTTCACCCTTAGCACCTTTCGCGTAAGCCCGTCGAATGTCCTTGCGGAAGCGCAAAGTAATTCCCGTCTCAGGAGCAAGCGCTGGGTCAATGTACTTGAGGAGCCATTTTTGAGCTTCTTGGACAGCTTGACGAAGCGTAGTTGCGTTCTTGTAACTCGCGGTTTTCGGAGGCTCTTTGATGGTGAGCTTTTTCTTAGACTCCTCGGTTTGCTCCACTGGTTTGAGACCGTCCCACTTGGCAACTTTCTTGCCAAGGAAAATCGCCTCGCGCAGTTTGGCAACAAGGTCGCTATAGCGAATGCGGTTACCGTATTGCTTAGCAAACTCCTCAATGACCTCTCTCATGGCGTTAATGTTGTCCTTAACCGCGAGGAGCTTCTTCATGAGCTTCTCAACTTCCTCGCGCATGTCAACAGACATGAAGAAGGTGTATTCCCTGTCGAACATAACAAACGTGCCACGAAACTCCTCCGAGTTGAACCCCAACCAAGCAAAGATCGTCTTCGCATCTTCCTCGCGAAGGTTCGTTTCACGAACAAGCATTCGTTCCGCGCGCTCTTTGATGAGATTCAGCTTGAGCCCAATGTCCGTGACGTTCTTAATCGCAATCTTGAAGTCGTCGTCATTGAGGTTGCGAATCACGTTAGGGTCTTTCACTTTGCGCGGGTCGATCTTCTTGCGCGGCTGCACAAGAGGTTCGGTCTTACCTTGCAGGAGTTTCGGGAGAGGAGTCTTGAAAGTGAATCCCTTGTCAGGTTTAATTGTTACCTCGAAGTTGTCTTCCCATTCTTCGTACTTGGTAACGGGAAGCCAAGTAGAACGACATTGGAAATGGTTTGGAGGAGTATACATCGCAATTATGTCCGCGCGTTGAATGCTTACAATCTTACCGTCAAGGCTTCTGCAAAGCTCCGTCGTGCGTCGGTCAACAATCGCGTCGTATTGGAGCGCTTCAACAAAACCATTCACCTCGGGGTCAAGCCAGCGAGCTAGCCTACCAGCGTTATACATTTTGCTCGTCTCGGTGCGAGCAATGGTTTCCGCGTGCCAGTCACTCAGCCAAGTGTTGGCTTTCTCGCGAATGCGCTTGGTAATGTCGCGAATGGGGAGGCCTTTCTCAAGTCCTTCGCGAAGCGCTTCTCGAATGCGGTTAAGAACCGTTTCGTCAGTGATGACGCTAATTTCGAGACTATACTTGTCGAGAAACTCCCGCGCTTCTTCAGGGAATACAACTGCTAACTCGTAATCAACGACATTCCACGTGTCGTCTTCGTTCTCAGCGAATTCGTAGAGCTCCTTGAGGCGCATGAGCTCAAGGTGAGCTCGCAAAACTCCTGCCTCGGCTGCGGAGTAAATCAGCTTGCGAATGAGTTTGCGCCATTCTTTTTGACTTGGCATTTGCAAGCTCTTGAGAATGCCTTCAACTTCGTCTTTATCTCCATTTTGGTGAGCTTGAATGAGCTCGTCAAGAATCTTACTCACGCGTTCGACGAGTAGTTTTCTCCGTTTCGCGTTTAACCTCCGAGCCCCTTTGAGGAATTCCTCTTCGAGGCGGTCAAAGTCGCGTTGAATGAGGTCAATATTTACACGCTGGCGACGCTCCGCAAAAGTGACGTGTTTGCGAGGAAGGAGCTCGGAGGCTTTTACTTTCCCTCCGAGTTTTCCTCCTCGCCAGAGGTTTCAGCCTCTTGAGGTTGTTCACCTTCTTGAGGTTCCTCCTCGGGTTGCTCAGGTTGTTGGTCTTTCGGACGCAACGGGAAGCCGAGCTCCTCGCGAATCCAGTCTTCGTCAGGCGCAATAACCTTGGCTTGAATGAGCAAGTGGAACACGCGAGCCATTTTCTCAATGTCCTTGTTCGCGAGAGGCTTAAAGTTGAAGGACGGGTAAGCCTTGACGTTAGGGAAGTTGAGGTCAATGAGAGGACAAATGACTTCTTCTTCGATCAGCGCTTTAATGTCACGTTGCAGCGCTTCGAGGCGAATCATGAAAACGTCAAACTGGTTTCCCGTGAGCGCATAGGAGCCACTTTGACCGCGCGAGAGGGAGAGGAGCATTGGAGGAACAAGCATAGCTTCCATGATCTTGCGGTCATGGTGTTCGATGTACCCAATGAAGTCTGCATTCGAGCCTTGAATGGCTTTAATGTCATCATCACCCGAGATGGCAAAGCCCGTCATGGCGTTGACTTTTTCGAGGAGCTTCTTCATCTTGTTTACGTCTCGCGCATCTCGGACTTTGCCAATGAGTAACGGAGTACCGTAGCGCTCATAAGCAATGTTCGCAAAACGGTACATCTTGTCCTTGATGTACCAGTGTTTGTAAACGTTGCGAAGAATCGAGTTTCCGTAAGGGTTGCCAAAGCGTTTGTCGTAGGCAAACCAAATGACTTTGTTGCGGGGAATTTTAATTTCTTTAGAGCCAACTCGCTGGATGACATATTCAATGTCACCAAACTTGTTAGTCTTCACCCAAATAGTATGCGGGTCAAGTACTTTGAGTTTTTTGAGCATAATCTTTCCGTTGCGGTATTCGAAAACTTTCTCCGTGCAGGAGAAACCATATTCAAGCGCAGAAAGCATTTCCGCAATTACGTCTTCGAGGTTACCTTCCAGAAGTTCAAAGTTCTCGTTAATGAATTCCGCGTATTTCTTCGTCTCGGGGTCGTCGCCAGTGACGGTAAAACCGCGAGCAGTCGCACAAAGTTTAATCATGTCAAGGCCCGCTTTCACTTGGCCGTCTTTGAGCATCTTGTCATACACGTCGAGGGTGAAGTCCGACGGATTAAAGTCTTCCATATCGGGGTTGTAGGTGTCGTCCTTGTAAATACCCACCTCGCCAAAGAGCTCCCGAGCAAGGTCAAGGAGCTCTTGCTCGCGGCGAGCGTAGGAATTCCAAGGTAGGCGTTCACGAATCTTGTTCAGAAGGCCCATGAAAGTTTCCCTCCTTACCAGTTGTTCTCACTCGGTAGTTCGTCGAGGTCGTCAAACACGTATCGGTCGAAGTCTTCGCGTTCCACTCCGTCCCACTCGAAACGGTTTTCAATTTCGTAAAGGCCTTCTCGCACGTAGTTGAGGGAGTGGAAAGCGTCGTCAGGAGAGGAGTGGTCGTAAATTTTACGTCCCGTGGAAGTGGTAGACTCAGCGAATTTGAGCTCAAGAGCCGTGTAGTGGTCAAAGAAAGGTTCTACTCGCTCAGGTTCTTTGTACGGAATGACAATTTCGCGACGTTTGAACATCTGAATGAGGCAGTCCATCGAGTAGGTGCGGTCAACTTGGAGGGTGTACTCGCCCTTGTATTCACGCTTTTTCGGGTCAGTATGGTAGGTGACATAGCGACAAGCAATTGCCATGCGGCCAAAAATCTCGTAGAGCTTTTGCGCTTCGTAGGAACCGTAACCAATGTCACCAACGATCTTCTCAACGTTGAAACGGTCAACGAGCTTGACAATGTGAGCAACAAGCTCCTCATGGTTGTCAATCTTGCACTCTTCAATGTAGTCAATGACGAGCTTGCGTTTGCCGTCAACCCACTCGCGGTGACCAATGTGAATAATCGTCTTCGACTTGCCACCGCTACCGTAGT